CGGCCGCGCGCACGACGGTTTGCGTTGCGAACATCCGCTGTGTCGATTGTGACGTACGGCCGGGGGCCACAGCGCCAATGACAATCTGGCGGAACCGCATGCTCTCCTGAGGGGTTTCGATTTCATCGCTGGTAGTCTCTGGTGCTGCCGCAACCGGTTCTGCACTGACTTGTAGCGCCAATGATTGGGTCGACGCATCGTTACCAGGGACAAGCGATGGCGACGGCGCAAGGTTGGGCGGCGCGACGCTCGCCAGTGGATTGACTGACGCTGGCGTTGCGGGCACAGCCACTGGGCTGGGAACAAGAGATGCTGTGGATGTCGTCAACTGCGGTGCCTTGCGTGGTGTCGTGGTGGCGTTTTGACCCGCCACGTGCCGAGGTCTAATCAGGCTTCGATCGGGTCGCGGTATCGTCCATGTGCGTGGAGGCTGGGCTTGATCCGACCGCACTTGCGGTTTGGGAACTTCGTGAGCACTCGGCCAATCTGTCGCTGAAGTTTGAGGTCGTTCGGGCGTGAAGCCCCACTGCTCCCCGCGCCCATCGTGTGGGTGGCCAGTGTCGGAGGGGGCACTGATCGGTGCGGCGTTGATGTCGAATGGGCTCAGCCGCTCGCCGAGATGCGTCATTGTCTCCAGCATTGCTCCGCTGGCGGTGACAGTGCGGCCCAGTACCGTTAGCTCCCGTTCGACCATGGTGATTGCACTGCACACGCCATAGCCATAGGCAAGTCTGGCGCCGATAGCCGGTGGGTCGTTATCGGTCACTCTCGACCATCCAGCGCAATGTGCGCCAATCGAATGTTCTGCCATCCAATGAGCCGAGAGCGACAACAAATGCCATCCGCTCATCGGCCGGCAGGCTGAAGGCGACGTCGAAGGGCACCCCGTTCCGGACCAGATAGAGGCAGTCGATCAGGTGGGGGTGCCGGCTCAGTTTCCCGCCGTTTCTACCATCTCGGCTGTACTCGTTTCTGGAGTTTGCTCGAGCACCTGCGCGACCGCCGCAACCCCGGCATCGCCTAGGCGGCCAATCATGGCTTCTATCTGGAGTTCATTGGATGGCGAGGGCACTGGGACATCGTCGATGGCGGCCACCGAACAAGCGATCAGTGCCATTCCCAGCCACGGCTGATTTTGTGCCAATAGCGCGCCGGCCGCCTTGAACAGCCGAAGTCGATCGAGAGCAGTAAGACGCCTGATGGTGAGGCGCCGCCCGTTGCCGTCGATGACATTCTCGGTCGCGGTGGCTGCTGCCACCATGGATGCAGACGGGGTCACTAGATGCGGCGCCTACGGACGGCGAAGAACTCCAGCTTTTGCCTGACACTGCTGTCGCCCTTCCAGATCCCGGCATTGCTAAATTTGAATGTCACGTTGTCATATTGGTAGGTCGATGTGGACCCGTTCGTCTCGGCTACATACTGATACATGGTGCTGGGCGCCGGGTTGCTGCCATTGAAATACTGCTGCTCAGCAGTGGCGATGAAGTCATCGATGGTCGAGCTGCCGCGCTCAAGCTCGAAGCTCCCTTCCCAACCTTTCGGCAACTCGGTGCCCATGTGCGTGCCATCCAGCCGGTCCACCCTCACCGATTGGGTTATCTGACGGCTGTCGAACGACGTGACGTGTGTCAGGTCGATACGTCCTGTTGGGCCGATCAGGACCAACTGCGTGTCGCGGCCGACAGAGAACATAGTCAGAGACATCTGGTTAGCTCCTTACGCCGCCTGGCCGCCGGGCAGAGTCTGACGGGACACCTGCACGGTCTGGCCGCCTTCCATGTTGACGATGAACTTCTCGTTGATCGCCTGGTATTGCACCTGTGCATCTGATTGTACATAGCCAAGATCGGTCCGGCTGGCGGGATTGTTGGAGGTGTCACAGATCACGCTGAACGGTAGGCTGCCGTCGGTGCTGCCAAGCAAACCCTGCCCGAGCATGTTCTGCAGAAACGCCAGCTGCGTGGCGCGTATCCTGCGGAACAGGTCCGCGGTAATCACCTGACCGACATATTCGCCCATGCCAGCTGACAGAGTCGCGGCGATGTAATTCGTCAGGCGCGTGTAATTATCTCCGCTGACGGCGGCATTGGATGACGAGTTGTGGCCACCACGAACGCCCCAGAAATTGCCGCCAGGTTGCGGATTGCTGATCACGTCGATGCCCGCGCTCAACAGCACCGCGAGATCCGCGGACGAATATGAAGCACTCTGACCCGAACCCGGTGTGCCAGACTTCTGGCTGCCAATCACACTGTAGAGCTGCTTGTTCAAGCTGGACTGCTCGGGTGAGAGGTTCGCCAGGCGTCCGGCAGTAAACCCCTGCGGCGATACAAGACGGATGGCACCATTGACCTGATCGGACCACCATAGCCAATCACCGAACATCAGTTTCGCCGCGTAGCAGTCCAGCCCCGCCTGCTGCTTGACGGTAACGGCGTTCTGGATGCTGTCACCGGCCGGACCCGTGAGGATCATGTAGATGCCTTCCTCGAGTCCGAACTCAGCCTGGGTTGTCCAATAGTAGGGATCATCGGCGTCCGACAACATTGCAATGCCGCAGCCTTGGCCACGCAGCGCGTACATGCCAGACCGCGGTGGAATATCGGCACCGACGAGGCTTGTTACCGTAACACTGGCAGCACCGTCGGAGCCGGCCGAGGTAGAGCCGAGTGCAACGGAAAAGGCGCTCGGCGCGATAGTGGCGCCGCCGGCGGTGGCGACGATGAATTGGGAAGGCCCGCGTTGAGGGCCCTGTCCGAGATTCACTGCCGCGGTCAAAGCTGACCAGAATAGGGCGCCAGTCCCGGCAATATTGTCGTAAACCTCTGGCTGAAGTCCGGGGAGCGAAATGGTCAATCGCCAGGTGGTGGCCTTGGATCCCTGTGAGAGCGTCAGCACGACCCGATTCCCAAGCGAGCCAGTGTGAAGTGCGGTGAAGGTGACGGTCGTTCCAGGTAACACGGCCTGCGCGGCGGAATCCGTACTGTCGGTGACCCTGATACAGCGGAAGTTCTGAGCCCCCTGTTGAACCGCCGCGGCCACCTGCGTCCCCATATCATACTTGCGTGCCATGACCGGGCCGAAACTCTGGGCATAGTCCGCCATTGTGGCGACAATTACCGGATGCCCGACCGGCCCCCACGAGGCCGTGCCGATGACGCCCACCACGTTCGTCGGCACCCCGTTCAACACAAGGTTCTGCGGTGGGACAATCTGGACATAGAGGTCCGGCACCACGAGTGCCGTGGTATTGATGCTGCCCTGTTGAACAATAGGCATTTGGTTCAGGCTCCCTTGGCCGTTGGCGAGACCACGCGCACGACCGAGTAAGCATGTTCGCTGTTCAGTATTTCCGTGATGCGAACGGCATCGGTGACGATGTCACCACGGGCGAAGTCGCCAAATGACCTAACCACGACGAGATGCATATCCATGGGATCTCCAGTGTTCAGGCAGTGATTGATACCGAGTTCAGGACCAGATTGCCGAACAGCATCGCAGGCAGTGTGTTTGAAACAACCGTGGCGTATTCTACGTTGTAGCTAAGATCACGCCGATACAGCCTGGCGTTCTGCGATTGATCGAAAACGGTCGTGCCGACATAGGTGAGCCTGCCCGTTGTCCCATCCGCCAATGTCAGGAAGTGCTGGCTGCTTAAGGCCTGATCGATTGCGGTGGCCGCCGTGTCTCGTGTCGCGGGAGTAGAGCACCAGCAGGTGATTCGAAACCCCTGTTCCTGCCGACGAACCTCTTGTTGTACAGGAGCATCAGCGACTACCCGTGCTACGAGGTCGCCGGCTCCTGGGATCGACAAGGTGCTGTATGTGAGGCGAACGATCGATTTGCCGCGGGCCATGGTTGCAATGTTGGCAGCTACCGATTGTGGCGTGTCACCCGCTTGCGTGCGATACGCATAGCTCGTGCCATCGATGAGCACGCCGGCGATCTGGCCGACGTCGGCCCTTCCGCCAAAGGTCACCGAGCTACCATCGACCTTGGCGGTCAGGTTCGGATGTGCGGCAGCGCCCATCCAATGCTCGGCGTATCGGGTGGTTGTCCGGCTCGCGCCGCCGCCAGGGAAAACTGTCACGTTGATCTTTGCGGCTCGAAGGTCGGTGTCCAATGCAGCTGAGTTGGGCCATCCCCGATAGATCCGGCAATCGGGACCGGGAACGCTGATTTGGCTCGTTCCATTCGGATAAAGCGCACTTGAGACCGCCTCGACCAGAGCGGATTCCACGTCTGATTGGTCGGCCATCAGGTTGTTGCCTGTTTCGCTGTGATGCGCCAGCCAAGATCTGTCAATTCGGCCGCGGCGACGACCGCATTCCGCCCGAGGTCGTCGGTCAAAAGGTCCGACGGACGCAGGACCACACCCGGTATCGCGGGCAGTAGAACGGTCCAATAGGGGATGGAACTGTCACTTGGGAGATCCGGATTCGGATGTCCTCGCCCGGCTGCGCCGAGTATGCTGGCCGGCCAGTTCGAGAGCAGCGCTTCGTTGGTCTCGGTGATGACTCCGCCGTAGGTGTTCACGCCGGTATTCGGCGGCGCGGCTGGGCGCCAGAAGGACACTATGCGGTTGGCCTGCGCGCACAGCACCGGTGCAAGCCGTTGTTGAGCGGCGATGAACCAGGTGGTGCCAGCCTGCACAAGATAATCGCCGGGGCGCGTGTAGGCTGCATCGAACACACCGTACCACAGCGCATCGCCGTACGCGTTAGGGTGAGCGAACCTGCCATCACGCGCCGTGAAGGCGGCGCGGAGGCGCAGGAACCGGTTCTCCGCAGCCAGTGGATCGGAGGATCCCGACGGCCGATAGGCATCAGTGGTCGTCCCGACCGCTCGTGCCGTGGCGTTCAGACCGCGGTAGATCCTATCCGGCAATGCGTCAGGATCCATTTCACACGACCAGGGCAATGCCGCTGTCCGTCAGCGCAGGTCCTGGCGGAACACCAAAAAAGCCGCAGAGTCGCCGCCGCCAGTCATCGAACAACCTGGTGCGGTCGCGGAGCTCATCCCTATTGCGTGTCCATATGGACGCCTGGTCGGTATCAAGATTGTCGCCCGCCCGTGGCACGGCGAGCTCCAGCACGGTCAGCGTGCCAAGGTAGCGCCGCACGATGGCCTCTTCTGCATCAGACATGTTATTCATCCGGAATTCCAGCAAGCCAGAGGCCTGGGTGAATCGCCAATTCTGGAATCCCGAGTTCGCCGCCCCGTACGCGGGGTAGCCACAGAATCGACGAATGTCCGTCTTTTCGGCGTCCGTGAATGCCATCACACGTAGGATCCGTCGCCGCGGGTGAACAACACTGTGCCGCTGCCAGAAGCAAGCACTGCGGCTCCATGGGTTACCAGGTTGTTCGCCGATAGCATCGCCCGCGAGTTCGCCATCACCGGCATATCGGCGACGGAGGCAGAAACCGACGGATCGGCACCAAAGCGCACATAGGCGAGCGAAGCGGTGGTATTGGTCACGACGATCGAATCGCCTCCTCCCGCGAGGGCCACCGTGGCGGAAGACGTGCCCGCGCTTAGTGATGCCGTTCCAGTTGGGCGAAACGGTGTGATGGAGCCGATGGCCATTTGCTTTTCCGTGTCCGGGGGTCAGCCGATGTGCTCGACCATCACGGCGCGCTTGAACGCGGCATTGGTGGCGGTCGGAACCGTGGTCGGGTTGGTTGTGGTGTCAGACGGCGCGCAGAAACCGCCGATCCAATACCAAGATTGAGCAATGATCTGCTGCAGACGATCGATTGGTTCGCGTGTCACCATCGCCACGTCATCGACAACGGCGACAATCGAATCCTTTGGTGCCACGTCCTCGGCTGCCATGCCGGCGAAATCGCCCTCGATGAGTGCGCCCTGGCCGCAGATGATGGGCCGTCGCACCATCAGGCCCGCAAGTGTCGGGTGTGGCTGCACGAAGGCCTCGGTGGTCGGGATGAACCGCAGGCCAAGGAAGTCGTTCGTCATACCTTGGCGGAACACCTGGTTTGCCGAAGTGGCGCCCTGGAACAACTGCTTGAAGTCCGGATCAGCGAATAATTGCCGGGCGGACACTGGATCGAGATAACAGTTGTAGACACCGTCGATTTCCGGTACCGCGTTCATGCGCAGCTTGGCCACCGCATCGAGCAAACCGGCCATCGTCAGCATGTCGGTCGCGGTCAACGCGGCCGTCGTAGCGCGCTGCGACGGCCGGACGACCACCGCCGCGTTGGCCGCGGTCACTGCATTGCCGGCTGTGCCATCGGATACCGATACGTTGCCAGAGAAGGCCAGAACACCAGACACGCCATTCGGCGCAGTCGATACATTGGTGACGTCGGCGGTGACGCCAACCAGCGTGTAGGCATTTGTGCCAACGGCGACCGTGAGGGGATTCGACACGCCAACCTGCTGCTGTGCGCCATTGACGAAGGCGTTCTGGAAGCCGCGGACA